GGTCATCTATTTTCACCCCTTGGGGGATTGGTGTTTTAGTTTATGCCGTGGTCGTGGAATCGACGTAGTACAGACAGCCGATCGGCGTAACGCCGTGGGCGCTCGTGCCGGAGCCGGACACGTCCTTGATCGTCTCTTCCAGCGGCATGAAGGTTGACCGGCAAGTCGCCCAAACCTCGGACGAATCCGTGGCCTTGATCGGGTAGGAGTCAACCTTGATGTCGCGCCGCTTGCCTACAACGAATTCCCGGTGGTTGACAAGGAGCGGACAACTGTAGTCCGTGGTGCTTCCGTCGTAGACCCCGCTCGCGTTCAGGTCTTCTCTTACTAGCTCGCTAACGATAATCGCGATTCCGCCGTGGTTTCCGAGTTCCCCGGAAACGTTCGTCGGTCGCGGGTACTTGTCGGCCGTCTGCACGGTCGTATCCCGCATGGCCTGAATCCACGTCTGCGGACCCATGAACCACGCAAGATCCTTCGGATTCGCGGCGTATTTGCCCATTTTCCCGCGGACGATGTTCGCCAGCGTTGCGGAAAATGCGGCCTTTGTCGCGGGGGTCTTCGTCGCGGTTCCGGCGGAGTTCTCTACGGCAAGCGCGAAGAACCGTAGCCCGTCCCACGCAACCCGAACGTCGGGGCTCACGGGGGCGTCTCCGGTATCCTGGTGGGTGCCGTTGTCGTCGCCGTCAAGAATGGCCCGCTCTTTGCCGTACTGGAGCGCCTTGGCAAGATCGGCCTTGATCCACGGAAGCTGCGCGGCAATACCGTCTTCGTCGTAGATGTCCGAGTAGACGGTACGCGCAGCAAGCAGCGTGGTGGTGAGGGTCATATCGTCCGTTGCCATCGCCGATGCGGTGTACTTCGACGGGGCATTAGCGGTCGGCTCCGAGTGAATAAAGGCGGTCGCTCGCGAGGTTTGGACGGGGATCTTAAACGGGTCGCGCGGCATGTCAATGTTCTTGAACATGGGCTCGACTTTGCCGAACAGTTCCATCGTCTTGAAGATCTGGTTTGACCACCCGGTCGGCACCCATTCATCACCGGAACCGGCAAGGGTGGAATAGAGCGGGCCATCGCCCTTGAGTTCCATTCCGGTAAGGCCCTTGAGTTCCTGCGCCATCGCGACGCCAGCGGCCGAGGTAAATTGATCCGGGGATTTCCCGAGCAACAGTGACATCAGGTACACATCATCGTTGAGCTCCTGAATCCGCAGGCTCTTCTCGTCCCATGCTGGCCGGTCGAGCATGGCCTTGTAGCTGAGCTGGAAGCCGCCCGCCTTGTTCTCGGTGAAGATGCCCTTGTGTTCGGGCTTGGCCGCGCTGTCAACCTTCTTGACTTCCGCGTCGGCCTTTTCTTCCTGGGCGTCCTTCTGCTTCGCCATGATGTCCGCAACGGCGCGGTTAATGGCGTCCTGCATGACGGGATCTACTTGTCGCTTTTCTTCTTTTTCCTGGTCTACCAACGCCTTCGCGTCGGCGACGGCCTTGACGACGAGCTCGTTGAGGTCGGTCGATTCTTTGACCTCAACCTTCGGCTCCTCGGCCGTGGGGGTCTTTTCGTTCTCTGCCAAGTGAAATCACCTCATAGGTGGGTTGTATTCCGTGGTTGTGTTGCGTGGAATGTTTGGGTGTGGGTTACGCAGCGCGGAGCTGCGCGGCGATCATTTTTACAAAGGCGTCGTAGTTTTCTGGGGTGAGTGCGGCCGATTTCCCGGCGGCCTCCGCGACTTCTTCGGCTGCGCCTTCGACGTCTGCGGCGCTTGCGGGTTCGGCCTCTAGGATAATCTCTGCTAGTGTCTGGACGGCTTCTTTGAGCCGCGTGAGCCGTGCGCCGGAAATCTTACGGCCCGCCTTCGTCTCTTCGGGGAACAGGCCGAACAGCTTCACCACGTCGATGATGCGGTCGGCTTCGGTGTCGAAGTCGAAGGGATAGGATTTCTTGTTGGGGGTTTCACTCTGGGAGTCGGTTTCACCGTTTGGTGAAATGGTCGCTCCGGGTGAAATGCCCTCAAGCACGTCCAGCATCTTCCGGCAAATCGCCTCATAGTCTACGGGCGCATCGGCGTGCAATTCGCAGGGCACATCAAGGCCGCTCTTAGTCTCAAGGTCCGCGTCGTGCTCAAGGGCCTTGGCTAGCGCAGCGTCGAAAGTCGCGTTCGCATTCATCGCCAGCGGCACAACGGAGACCTCGAATAGATCCCACTTGTTGACCCGCCGCACCTTCTTGCCAGGCACCATATCGGTGTCGTATTCAACGCCGCTCGGGTCCGCCTTGAACCCGATGGACAATTCATCTAGCGCGCCGTCTTCTGCAAGCGTCCAGATTGCATCGCCGAAGAACGTCTTGGATACCTTGGCCTCAAACGCTACGCCCTCTTTCTTGGGCCACACGCCGAGCACCGGCCCGATAGGCAGGTTGTTCGGGTTGTGGTTGTAGAGGAAGCGCACCTTGTTGCGGGGGATTCGGACGCCCATCGGGTTCATTGAATCGTTGCCCTCGTCTACGTCCGGCGTGCTGGCAAACCCGCGGATGATTCGGTCTCCGTTCTGTTTCGTCGCTACGCCCTCTAGCGCAAACGGTAGGGTTTTGAATTCCAGGCCCGCAGCCGGGGCCGTACTCTCTGCCACGTCAACCATTCCTTTCGCGTGATCGCGGACCCATGCGCGGGCCTTTGCCATCGTCCACTTGGACGTGTCGAATAGGTAAGTCAGTATGAGCTTACGATTAGTGCTGTAGAGGGCCTTGATGCCTTCGGCGGCGCTCAGCGTCTTGGTGATAACGCTGTCCGTATCAAGGATGTCTTCTACCGGGATTCGGTGATAGTTGTCGGTGGTCTCTGGCAAGCGGGGTCAACTGCTTTCGCGGGAATCGAGTACGTGCCCGTCGGCATGAGGTGTCCAACCTTGACCGGAGCGAATAGCACGGTCGCCGCGCTGGGGGGCTCCAAGGCCGTGCGCTCTAGCACCGCAATCGACAGCATCCGCGGGCCGGGGATCGTCTCAAGGTAGTCGATCCACAGTTTGCGTGTCCAGAAAACGCTTACAAGCGGTTTTCTCGGCACTAGAATCGACGATCTCGGGGCGTGAGGGGTTAGGGCCGGGTTATGCGGGTGTCCCCATTTTGGGGGCGACTGTCCCCGCTTTTGGTACAAAACCTCGGCACTCGTCAACAAGTGTAGGTGTTTCTATCGCCGCGTATACCGCCGGGGCGCGTATAGTAGTAATATGCGGGACGGGGAAGTATACACTACGCTGCTACCGTCCCATCTTGCCTGTAAACTCCGAGCACCTCTCCCGCACCGCACACGGATACCAGACCTCGCCTTCACCATCTACATGCCACGGCTTGTTGACATCCAGCTCCCGGCCGTCCATTGCGGCGTGCGTGTCTCGCACAAGATCATCCCCGCTTGTCACCCAAATACGCGTTTTCGCACCACTTTGTAGCATAGCCTCGCGGTTGCCCATATTGTGAGCGCCGACAACCTCAGTACGGGCAATAGTCTCTGCCCTTGCAAGGACTTGGGTTCGGGTGCCAGGTTCGCCGGAGTCAACAAGCGCCCGGAAGATCCGGTCTCGGATCGTGGGGATGCCCTCCCCGTTCCTAACCCCGGCCCGAAGATGCGTCTGGACAATTTTCTCCGTTCCCTCGGTTACGAACTTCGATTGCTGGACGGCGCGCTCCCCGAGCGCCCGCCGAACAGTGGGGTGCGTCGGATCAAAGGTGCCCATGCGGATCTGCTCGTTCAGGCGGGCGAAGGCTTGCTGTATAGCATCTTCCATAAGCGGCCGAGCCACGGTCTCAATTTTCTTGACCCACCTGACCTTGTCGAATAGCCGCACGGTGACGGCGGCGGCGGGCAAGGTCTGTTCCGGCTCGGCCTTGGCTTCGAGGACGTGCCCGGCTTCCCCGTTGCAATAGTAGGCAGACCCATCGTTCCCCTTCCACTCAAGGTCCGGTATCTCTGCAAGTACCTCGAAGTCGGCCCGAAGAAGCGCGCTCTTGCCGCCTCCATAGCGCCGGTCGAAGTTGCGTAGGATCTCGGCCCCGAGCCGGTAGAGCACGGGGAGCACGGCCTTCCTCCACCGCTTGATCTGCTTCCATTCTGTGTAGGGGATAGGCACATTCAATCAGTCAGCCCGGAGAAAAGCACGGTTCGTCTGTAGTTGGCAAGAAGCCCGATGGCATTACAAAGTATACTGTCTAAGTCGTCGCTGTGCTCGTCTTCGTCTTTTTGCCGCTCTTCTACGATTAGGCGGTTTAGGTTGTGTATGGTGTCGTCAAGATCTTTCGTTATTTTGTCCGGGCCGCCCCCCACCGGCGTCGCCTTGACGGTAATCTCGAAGTCGTAGGTGTCCTGTTCGCAAACCCCGCCAGGCACTAGATGCTCCACCGCGTATCTTCGAGATAGGCCGCCCGGCCGAACTAGGTCGTCGTGTAGCGCCCTATCTAGCGCACAGTATTTCCCCCGCACCCTCGTG